TAAAGTAGAACTGTCGCGTCAAATCTTTTCTCGCGTAATTTCCATTATGAACCACGAAAATGTGGATCATGATAAGCAAGCTATTGCTGAGCTTATTATGAAATATGTTCCAGATTGGAGGCGAGTGTTAAACGAGTTGCAAAGGTATAGTGCGACTGGTAAGATTGATGTTGGTATTCTTGCATCCATGTCAGATGATAGCTTCAAAGAATTGATAAGCTATCTCAAGGATAAGAACTTTACTGAAATGCGTAAATGGGTCGCATTGAATACTGATCAAGACTCGTCAGAACTATTCAGAAAGTTGTATGACGAGGCTTCTAAATATGTTAAGCCATCGAGTATTCCTTCGATGGTAATTACCATAGCAGATTATCAGTACAAAGCAGCTTTTGTTGCAGATCAGGAGATTAATATTACAGCATGTCTAACACAGATGATGGCGGAATTGACCTGGAATTAACCTGCGAGTATTGCCAAAGTGAATTTGGAAAAGGTGGAGGTATTTCGGTCAAAGGTGAAGATTACATTCTCAATGTATGCATGAATTGTTTGAACTCGTTAGGAGATCAAAATGATTGATGTAGAGTCAGATAAAATTCTTGTAAAAAAAATCCAAAGTGAACAATGGATTGGTCATGTTTTAAAAGATAAAAATTTTGAAAATTTTTTCGCGACCCCTCATTGGAATAGAACTTTATACGTAGGAAAAACTTCACCGTTTTTTGTTGGTGATTGGGAAGAGGCGTTTGAAAAAAATAAGTTAAATAAAAAAAAGCTATCTAAATTAAAAGAGTTTGGATGGTTGGATCAAACAATAGATTACCATATAGATGTTAATGGGTTCAGAACCGATAACTCTATAAAAGATTATAATGATTATGCAAAAGGTGATAATGTAATATATGCTGGTTGTAGTCATGTTTTTGGTACTGGTGTAAATTTAGAAGACACGTGGTCTTATAAATTGCACAAACAAATACATCCAGAAAAAAATTACGTTAATATCTCTACTCCGGGATCAGGTATAGAAACAATTTATAGATATCTTAGATATTGGATACCTAGACTTAAACCATCACACGTTTATATTCAAAATCTTTGGCCTAGTACTAGGGGAGAAATATGGCAACCTATCAGACAAGATTTTGATTTATTCTTATCGTCATATGCTCCAAGTAGAGATTACTTATTAGAAAAAGAAAAACTATTAACAGAAGATGATTTTCATAATGAGTTACAAACTATGACGTGGTTCTTTGTTAATAAGTATTATCCTGAAAAATCTGCTCCAAACATAGATTATACCGAAAGTATTAATTTTTCTGTTAATGTTTGTTATGATCCACAGCCTAGTCTAATGAGACTAATAAAAAATTTAGATGCACTAAAATATGTATTTTGGAAATATAAAGTGAAGGGTTATATGTTTCCTATGTTGGATGCTGTTAGAAACCTCGAAAATAACATTTTTACAATGGTAGATAATGCTAGAGATTTGTGGCATCCTGGAAAGATAACGCACACTAAATGGAAAAACTACTATGCTAATTTAATTGATAATTATAAGGAATTTGATTACTATAATACATCAGAGACATGGCATGATTAATGTAGAAAGTCAAAAAAAAATTGTTGAAAATATTACTGATGACCGATGGATAGATAGCGTCAACAAGGATGAAAATTATAAAAATGTTTTCTCACCTCCTAAATGGTGTAGACAAAATCATACAGGACATTCATTATTAGGAAAAACATCTTTTTTTCATATGGGCGATACAGCACAAGACTTTGAACAAAATAAGTTAAATAACAAAAAATTAAGTTTATTAAAACAAAATGGATGGCTAGAAGAAGCAATAAGATATCATATTGATATGAATGGTTTTAGAACAGACAATTCTGTAAAAGATTATCATGATTATACAGATCAAGATAATGTAATATATGCAGGATGTAGTTATTCATTTGGTACTGGTCTAAATTTAGAAGATACGTGGACTTATAGATTACATAAACAAATACATAAAGAAAAAAATTATGTTAATCTTTCTTCGCCAGGAGTAGGTATAGAAAGCATCTATAGGTATATGAGATACTGGATACCAAAACTTAAGCCTTCTCATGTATATATTCAACATATGTGGACAAGCTCTAGATCTGAATTATGGTATCCAACTAGAGGAGATTATGATGCTAACCTTAGTTTCTTTACTCCTGATGTTAGCTACCTAACTAAAAAGGAACAATTGCTAACAGAAAAAGATTTTCTTAATTCATTACAAAAAACGCATTGGTTTTTTATAAACAAATATTATTCAGATAAATCAGCTCCTAATATAAATTATCCAGAGAGTGTAAATTTTTCTCTTAGTGTTTTATATGATCCACAGCCTAGTATGTTAAGATTAATTAAAAATTTAGATGCATTAAAATTTTTATTCTGGAAATATAAAGTTAAAGGATATATATTTCCTAAAATAGATATTCAGGAAAAAAACCTCTACAATAAGACTGATATTGATGATTTTGCTAGAGACTTAATGCATCCAGGAAAAAAGACACACATAGTGTGGAATTCATATTACAAGGATATAATTAAACAATACAAAGAATTTGATTATTACAATACATCAGAGGTTTGGCGTGACTAAACAAATACATGTAGTTGAAAAAGATCTTGCTATTGTTAGTAATATTAAAACAGACAAATGGGTTGAAATCTCTCAACAACATTTACAATATAAAAATATTTTTGCTAGACCATTATGGTACCCAGAACTTTATGGCAAGTCACATGAATATATGGCTGGTGATACTGAACAATTGTTTGAAATGCATAAGCGAGCATCTAAAACATATAATATTCTTAAAAAAGAAGGATGGTTAAATCAAAAAATTTTATATCATATTGATGTAAACGGATTTAGAACTGATAACTCAATTAAGGACTACCATGAATATAAAGGTCATGATAATGTTCTTTGGTGCGGATGCAGTTTAAATTGGGGTACAGGTATAAACATTGAACAAACTTATTCTTACATTTTACATAAAAGAATTCACCCTAATAAAAACTACGTCAATATCAGCACACCTGGGCAAGGTATAGATGCTTTGTTTAGATATTTAAGATATTGGATTCCTATTCTAAAACCAACCCATGTGTACATACAACATTTGTGGACTAGTTCTAGAACAGATATGTGGCACCCCGGTATAGGTGCTTTTGAGTCAGCAAAATCAAATCATCCTTCGCCTGAAACTATCGCTAATAAAGATAACAAATTAGATCACATTGATGATCCTGACAGTCCAACTATGTGGTACATTTCAAGTAGAATTAATCCCGATAAAGTACCACATAAAGATTGGGAAAAGAGCTTAGATTTCACAGATAGTGTTCTTTATAGTCCTCAGCCAAGTTTAATTAGATTGGTAAAAAATTTAGATGCATTAAAATTTTTATTTTGGAAACATAAGGTTAAAGGATATATTTTTCCTATCTATGTTGATTTGTTTGAGACTAAAAGTAAATATTATCCTATGGATTTTGGAAGAGATTGTATGCATCCTGGAGTACAAACAAATATAAATTGGGTTGATCATTATCATAGAATAATAGATGGTTATGAGAAGTGTGAGCCGTTTAAACTTTATAAAGTAAAAGATCAAACATTTGACTATTTTGATTGGTATGGAACATCGGAAGTGTGGAGTGACTGAAATGAATCCATTTGATTATGTTAATAGTATTAATCACAAGAAGAATAATATGATGCGAGACACTGATAATGATCAGCTCGCAGAGGATTTATATAAGCCTTATGTAGTTAATAAAGCGTTATCATACTTTACAGACACTATATTCTTTGCTAATCATGTTAATCAATCTCCTCATATTGATAATAAACTCCAATATGAATTTTTACTAAATAGCATCAGACCCAGAAAGCGATTTGCGAAATGGGTGAAGTCAGAAGATAATAATGATTTGGAGATGGTTAAAGAATACTACGGGTTTTCAGATTCTAAAGCTATTCAAGCACTATCGATATTATCTCCCGACCAGATTGAAACAATAAGAATAAACATGATTAAGGGCACAACAAATGAATCAGGGAATGGTGGATAGTCTTGTAGAGGTGAATCTGGGACAGGAGGACGACTTCCTTAAAGTCAGAGAAACTCTTACAAGAATAGGAGTCGCTTCAAGGAAGGACAGAAAGATATTTCAAAGCTGTCATATACTTCATAAGCAACAAAGATACTACATCGTACATTTCAAAGAGCTCTTTGCATTAGATGGAAAACATTCAGATTTTTCAGAGGAAGACCAAGGCAGAAGAAACACTATTGCTAATCTTTTAGAAGAGTGGGGATTAATTAAAATAGTTGATACAGACAGAACGTCTTTTCCAACTGCACCTCTAAATCAAATTAAGATCATTCCATTTAAAGACAAAGACAAATGGGAACTTGTACCGAAATATAATATTGGAAAAAAACGTTGACTTTTACTTCCTAAGCACTATATATTATCGTGAGGTGCCAATAGTGGGCCTCACGATAACTTGCTTTTAAAGGAGTAAACTAATGGTTTTTCATAACGATCCCTTATTCTTCCGTTCTTCTGTAGGTTTTGAAGATCTGGTCAGTCGAATCAATAAGATTCATTCTGCCATGACAGTTCAAGACAATTACCCACCCTATAATCTCCGTAAAGTTGGAGAAGATAAATTTGTTATTGAAGTAGCTGTGGCTGGGTTTGAGGAAAAAGATATTACAGTTCAAGTAAAAGACGGAGGATTGTTTATTGAAGGAAGTAAACCAGATCCTGAAAAAGATGACGGAGTTGAATATTTCCACACCGGAATCGCAGGACGCAAATTCAAACGCGTCTTCAGTTTGGCAGACCATGTTGAAGTGGTCAGCTGTAGTCTCAAAAATGGGATTCTCTCGATAGCTATGGAGAAACAAATCCCTGAGGCTCTTAAGCCAAAAGTAATTCCAATCAACTCTTAAAATAAATAGGGGGGCCACTGGCCCCCCTCACTTTTTCTGTGGACTACAATCTGGGTCTGTGGTAAGTTAGAGTATTACTATCTAAGGAATACGAATGCATTTCTATACTGTTGCTCAGCTTGTTACTAACGACTGGTTTGCTGAAAATAACTTTCGCGATTCTGGTATGTTGTGCATTACGGAATACGAGAACGGACGTAAACGTAAGAGTGAATTTAAACTTAAACCTTACTTGTACGTTGACTCGAAAGTGCCTACAGACAAAAGAACGATTACTGGCAAGCACGTTCAGCGTATAGACTTTAGTAGTATATCTGAGCTAGAAAGATACAAGAAGGAGTGGAAAGACGTAGATGGATTCAATCTCTATGGTCTATCTAACTTCTTTGATCACGTTTATGTTTACTTAAACGACACATTTCCTGGGACATTAGAGTATGACCCATCTCTCATTAATGTAATTAACATCGACATCGAGGTTGCAGCTGACGAAGGATTCCCTGATATCCAAGAAGCTGCTAAACCTATTACTGCTATTACTGTTAAAAAAGGCGAGACTATTATAGTCTTTGGTCTAGGTGACTTCCATACAGATGATGAACGTGTAACGTATTTTAAGTGTAGAGACGAAAGAGAACTTCTATTTAAGTTCATCTATCAATGGCGCGAATGGGATGTTGATGTAATCACTGGATGGAACGTTGAGATGTTCGACGTTCCATATATCATTAACCGTATAGCTAGAATGTTGAGTATTGAGGATGCTAAATCTCTCAGTCCATACAACAGAATTGCTCGACGTAGATTTACCAAAGCTGGCTTTGGAGAAGGAGTTGTAAATGAACGACCTGAGCTCGTTGGAATTTCAGTCCTGGACTATCTCTCTCTTTATCAAAAGTTTACTTATTCTCAACAAGAATCATACAGACTTGATAATATTGCATTCGTAGAGCTTGGTGAACGTAAGCTAGACTATAGTGAATATGATGGTCTTATGTCTTTGTATCGTAATGATCATCAGAAGTTTATTGAGTACAACATTCGAGATGTGGAGCTTGTTGATAGACTAGAAAAGAAGCTAGGACTATTAGAGCTTGTATATGCTATCGCCTATGATGGTAAGGTTAACTATATTGACTCTCTTACTTCTGTGCGAATGTGGGATGTTATTATACATAACCATCTACTAGATAGAGGCATTGTTGTTCCTAACAAGAATCCTACTGGTAAGGAAAGACAAGTTGAGGGTGCGTTTGTTAAGGACCCTCTACCTGGTCTACACAAGTGGATTGTTTCTTTTGACTTGAACAGTCTGTATCCGCACTTGATTATGCAATACAATATTGGACCAGATACTTACCTCGGTCATATAGGTAAAACTGTAGCACCTCAAGATATCATTAATGGTGTATTAGATGATCCTAATATCAGATCCCTTATGAAGGAGAAGAATGCTTCTGTTTGTGGATCTGGTGCGATGTACACGAAAGACTTCAGAGGTTTCCTTCCTACACTTATGGAAAAGATGTACCAAGATCGAGTTGTGTTTAAGAAGAAGATGCTTGAGTACAAACAGATGCAACAAGATACTGGTAAGGACTACTCGTCCGAAATCTCTAAAGCTGACAATATGCAGATGGCTAAGAAGATTCAGCTGAACAGTGCTTATGGTGCACTTGGTAACGAATTCTTTAGATGGTTTGATATCAAGTATGCTGAGTCTATTACATTGTCTGGTCAGCTATCTATTCGTTGGATGGAAAAGCATATCAACGACTATATGAATAAGCTATTGAAGACTAATGGAAGGGATTATGTAATTGCTTGTGATACGGATTCGATGTATATCACGCTTGATGCTTTGGTTGAGCATACTTTTGGCACAGAGATACCGTCTGAGTCAAAGGTCATCGATTGGATGGATAAAGCTGCCTCTCAAGTTTTTGAACCATTTATTGATAAGTGTTACGCGAAGCTTGCTGAGACTACTAACGCATACGAGCAGAAGATGATTATGAAGCGGGAAGCACTTGCTGATAAAGGAGTGTGGACTGCTAAGAAACGATATGCGCTTCATGTGTTTGATATGGAAGGTGTACGATATAAAGAACCATATCTAAAGATTATGGGTCTTGAAACACAACGGTCTTCGATTCCAGCTATTTGTAGGGATCAGATGAAGAAGGCTATTAAGTTGATTATGGAGAAAGATGAGCAAACTTTGATGCAGTTTGTTTCTGATTTCAGAAAAAAATACATGGAGTTACCATTTGAGGATGTTGCTTTTCCTCGAGGGTGCAAGGGTTTATCTAAATATAGAGACAGGGACACGATATACGCTAAGGCTACCCCGATCCATGTTCGTGGAGCACTTATGTATAATCATCTACTTAAAAAGGAAAGCCTGGAAAACAACTACAACCCAATCTATGAAGGTGATAAGGTTAAGTTCTGTTACATGAAACTACCTAACCCAATTAGAGAGAATGTGTTTGCTGTAGCTAGTGTACTTCCTAAGCAGTTTGGATTAGAGAAGTATATTGACTACGATATGATGTTTGAGAAATCGTTTATAGAACCTATGAAGTCTATAACCGAGATTATTGATTGGAAGTTGGAGAAAGGGCAAGCAACACTGGAGGACTTTTTCTGATGGCAGCAGAAAGTTTTGACTTTGACTTTGGCTTTACAGCAATGGATGCTGATGAGCTGGATGTCGTACAACAAAAAGTAACAGCAGCAGCTGAGGCTGAAACTACAGCCTTAACTATGCAAGAAAAATGTGACACGTTATATAATATGATTTTACCACTATTAAATAACTTACAAAAGAACCCAGATAAAGAATATATTTACTGGCCTGACAGATTAAACAAAGTGGAATCGTTCCGAGATAAACTTACAGAGGTTTATCAATCTTAATGGTTTGACGCTTCTTATATAAAGGATTTAAAAATGATTGAAGCAACTAAATTAAATGTAGGGTGGGGATATGAAGTAAAGTGTGATTTACATACTATTACTAATGAAGAAATACTTGAAATTGGAAAACTGTTAAAGTACAACCAAGTAGTAGTAATTAAAGGTCATCCTAATTTAGATCCTAAAGTACTACAAAGATTGTGCCATGGCTGTGGTGATATGGAAGGATATTCAAATAAGGTAAACTTGTATGATGATCCTAATACACCAGAGAATATGGCACATTGGGCAAATACAATTGAGTCTCCTTCTACTAGACAGAGATACATAGATTATTGTACTGCACCTGGTGTAATGAGAGTTACAGGTAAACTTACTCCAGATGGTAGACGTACTGGATTCTTTGGGGATAAAGAAGATCTCGACTGGCATTGTAATAAGCCATCGAATGAAAAGAGACATTCATACGTTTCACTATATTCCGTAGAAGGATCTGTTGGAAGTCAAACATCTTGGCTTGATACAAGTAAAGCATGGAATGACTTATCTGATGATAAAAGAGACTTTTATAAAAAATTAGGGTTGACTATAGGCCATAAAATAGGTAGATTTAGTCATGATCCATCATTTATTGATCATATTAATGATCGTAAGTTATGGCCACTTGTTCTTGACAAATACGGTAAGACAGGTATGTTTTTCCCAATGTATCAAGTTTTTGGTATGGGTTTACTTAAAGAAGATGAAGTTAATTCTATTGAAGGTTGGGAAGACGAATGGGGATGGCTCAGACAGCATGTCCTCAAGGAAGAATATATGTATCATCACTTCTGGGAGGATGGTGACCTCGTAATGTCTGATCAAGATATTACTCTCCACAAAAGGTGGGAATTTGATAAAATGGAAGATAGACTTATGTGGCGTATTGCTCATGGAGTCGATAACGTAAAGGATTGATAATGAAGTTAACTCATAATAATGTAAGCTATGTGAAAAGTGGATTTCGTATTGCAGCTGGAGTCTGTCTAATTCTTGGCCAAGTAATTGGAGCTGGTGCTCTTCTTATATTTGCTGAAGCGCTTGGTGTTGTGGAGGAATTAGTATGAAGGCACATGCATATGATCAAGAACTTCTAACTATCTTTATGGAAGAGTGTTCAGAAGCAATCATGGAAGCATCTAAAGTTATAAGGTTTGATCAGGGATATGATCGACTTGAGGCAGAAATTGGTGACATATATTGTATGCTCAATCTCATGCATGAAAGGGATATGTTCTCCTGGAGTAATGTTGAGGATTGTGCGCAACATAAACGTGAAAAGCTCAAACAATGGTCTGGTTTGTTAGGAGAATACGATGAGTGATTTCTTTAGAAATCTCGCAGAGGACATTAAAGATGAAGACACTTCGATCGCTGCTGATGGTATTTCTTCTGGGGAGTATTCTGGTACTATCGATACTGGAAGTTATGCTCTTAATGCAGTTATATCAGGATCTATCTATGGTGGAGTTCCTAATAACAAAGTTACTGCTTTTGCTGGAGAATCTGCTACAGGAAAGACCTTCTTTGTACTCGGTGTAGTTACACAATTCTTAAAGGACCATCCTACTGGTGGTGTTGTTTACTACGATACTGAAGCTGCTGTTACTAAACAAATGATGGAAGATCGTGGCATTGATACTCGTAGAGTTATCATAGCTGAGCCAGATTCTATTCAGAAGTTTAGGACACATGCTCTCAAAGTTATTGAGCAGTATGAAAAGGCTAAAGAAGAAGATAGACCGCCTATGATGATGGTGCTTGACTCACTAGGTCTTCTATCATCAGAGAAAGAACTAGCAGATAGTGCTGCAGGTAATGATACTAGAGATATGACTAAGTCTCAGCAGATCAAAGGTACGTTCCGTGTACTTACATTGAAGCTAGCTAAGGTTAAGGTCCCATTGTTAGTTACTAACCACGTGTATGATGTGATTGGTAGCTATGTTCCTATGAAGGAAATGGGCGGTGGTTCTGGTCTAAAGTATGCTGCAAGTACAATTGCATATTTGTCTAAGAAGAAGGAACGAGATGGAACTGAAGTAATAGGTAACATCATTAAAGTTAAGATGTTTAAGTCTCGTTTGTCTATGGAAAATAAAGAAGCAAGTGTGTTGCTTGATTATAAAACTGGACTCGATCGTTGGTATGGAATGGTTGACTTTGCAGTTGAGTGTGGAGTATGGCAAAAGGTTGCTAATAGGATTGAGACTGATGATGGTTCAAAGGTCTATCCAAAGCAAATAATGAAAGAGCCTGACAAATACTTCAACGAACAAGTTATGAGTCGTATTGAAGAATATGTGAATGACCATTACCGTTATGGAGGCAACGTAATTGATAGAGAAGTTGATTCTATCGAATCTGATTCATAATGAAGACTACGTAAGAAAAGTACTTCCATACATTAAAGCAGAGTACTTTCCTGATTTTAGTGAAAGAACTACGCTTAACTGTATTGTAGAGTTTTTTGATAAGTATAACAAACCTCCTACCAAGGAGGCTCTCAATGTTATGCTTTCAGACTTCGATAAGTTTTCAGAAGATCATTACAAAGGTGCTGTCGATATGGTTCAAAGTTTTGAGCCATCTGATGATAGTATTGAATGGCTTGTTGATCAGACTGAAAAGTTCTGTCAAGATAAAGCTGTATACAATGCTATCATGGACAGCATTCAGATATTAGAAGGCAAGAGTAAGAATGACAAAGGATCTATACCAGACCTTTTGCATCAGGCTTTGGGTGTATCTTTTGACGCTCATATTGGACATGACTACATTGAGGATGCAGATGCTAGATTTGATTTTTATCACCGCAAAGAAATTAAGACAAAGTTTGATCTCGACAAGCTCAACGATATTACGAAGGGTGGCTTGTCAAATAAAACCCTTAACGTGGCATTGGCTGGCACTGGAGTGGGTAAGTCTTTGTTTATGTGTCATTGTGCTGCAGCTAATCTAAGAGACAATAAGAACGTATTATACATTACGTTAGAAATGTCTGAGGAAAGAATTGCAGAACGTATTGATGCTAACCTAATGGGCATAACATTAGATGAGCTACAAGAGATTCCTAAAGACAGTTTTGAGAAGAAAATAAATAGAGTTAAGAATAACTTCAAGGGTCGAGTTAAGATTAAGGAGTATCCTACAACAGGTGCTGGTGCAAACCATTTCCGACATCTTCTAAATGAGTTAAAGATCAAACAAAACTTTGTTCCAGATATCATTTATGTTGACTACTTGAATATTTGTATGAGTTCGAGGATTCGTTATGGAGCAGGAGTCAATTCGTACACGTATGTCAAAGCGATTGCAGAAGAGTTACGCGGACTCGCTGTGGAATTCGACTTGCCAATCGTCACTGCGACACAAACCACAAGATCGGGTTACACGTCTAGTGATGTGGGGCTTGAAGACACCTCGGAGAGCTTTGGTCTGCCAGCGACTGCTGACTTTATGTTTGCGCTTATTAGCACTGAAGAACTCGAAGAACTCGGACAATTATTGATTAAACAGTTAAAGAATAGATATAGTGATCCTAATACTAACAGACGATTTGTAGTAGGAGTAGATAGATCTAGAATGACACTACATAATGTGGAGCAAGTTGCACAAGATGATATTATTGATGATGCACCTGCGTTTGATCATACTGAAGTAGGTATACGACAACAATTTGAAGGATTTAAGTTTTGAGAGGTTACAAAGTTATTAAAGAAGGAATGTTTCACGTAGTATATGAAACAGCAAATGAATTGAAATTGCGTTCATTTAAAGGGAAAGACTCTGAACAAAGAGCAAAAGATCTAGCAAGGCACCTAAATTTAGGAGGTGGTTTTGATGGATACACACCAAATTTTTTTAGGGAGATAACATCTTCCTATGGACTTTCGGTATAAATAATTCTGGCAGGCTATATCAGTATCTATCGGTGGGGGCCGAGGTACTAGAGGCAAGTGGTCATTTGGTCTTAGACCCTAAGGAAATGATTGGAGCAAATGTGGGGTTCATCCAATCTATAGTCTGACGGAATAAAGAGAAAGGTCCAGTGTTCTTCACATTGGACCTTTTTTAATTTCGGAGATATTTGTGAGTTGCAGAGAAGTCATTTACATCCCTTGGTTGTTGAAATCTGTTAACATAGATATTTATATCAATGAGTTGTTAGGATGAGGTAGAAAAATGGATTTATATCCAAAAGCTCAAGATTTTAATGATGGTTTAGCTTTTTGCAGAAAAAGAGGGACTGAGGAACCTTATGTCGAATATTTCCTTGACTCTTATCTAAAAACAGGGGATGTTAAGTTTAGTAAGAATAATGCTATAAGGTTAGCTTGTGGCATTACAGATACTAACATATACAACTTGGAGTTTTTATAATGCAACGTCCCGGTAAAATGCATCGAGCTGGTCTCGCTGATCATGTAGATTCTGTTACTATTAGTCAGCTGACTAAGTTCTTTGAGCAAGCTGCTAAAGAAGTTGAAGATCCTTTTTACTTCGAGCAGATTGTAGACTATCTAAAGAACCACTACAAGTCCTCTAAGGGTTTAGAATCACCTGCGAGAGTACTAGGGTTGTAATGTTTGAGTGTGGTTATCTATCCCATGGGATGTATGTATCGATAGGATTAAATGGTGATATCTATCCTTGCTGTTTTGCAAGCGATGGTCAAGCATCAATAAAAGATAAAAATGACTCCGACGATATTTTAAATGGACGATTTATAACCAAACTTAGAAGGCAAGCGCTGGACAATAAGGTTCCTGATATTTGTTCTGGATGTATAAAAAGAGAACAAATAACAGGAACCAGTCCAAGGATTAAAAACAATCACTTTATCGACAATACTGTTAAGGAAGTTATATCAGAAGAAGATGTTAGGTATATTCAAGTAAGATTATCTAATGTTTGTAATTTTCAATGTACGATTTGTGGAGGTGGTAGTAGTCATTTAATTGCAAAAGAAGAGGGAATGAAGAATCCACTTCAAATTATTGAAGACGATGTTTACAATCAATTAAAAAAAAGATTACCTAAGATGAGTGATCTACAAACAATAGTTTTTGCTGGTGGTGAACCTTTTTACAATACAAAAAAATTGATAGAATTACTTGACTATATTCCAAAAACAGTAAAACGTATAGCTATGCATACTAATGGTTCTGTATATGATAAACAATTGCTTGATAAATTATATGAATTTAATTTTCCTATAATTGACTTTAGTTTTGATGGAACAGGTAGATTTTTTGAGTATCAACGTAGAAATGGTAAATGGGATGAAGTATTAAATAATTTAAAAAAAATAAAAGAAAATTATCCTCGTATATGGATTCAAGGTAATAATACAATTACAAATACAACATTCATTAACTTACCTGATTTTCTCAGAGAAATGAAACCTTATTTTAATAAAATAGACAATGTGTTTATTCAGAATCCTGTATATTATCAGATCAATACAGTGAAACCAGAAGTTTTAAACAAAATTAAATCTCAAATTGAAGATGATATTATTGTTAAAAATATTGATTATGCATTAAACAATCCAGCACCCAGCAATGTTATAAGAGCTTTTTGGAATCGAGTTAGTTATTTAAATAGCAAACAACATAACATATATGATTATATTCCTGAAATAAGGGACATAGTAAGGATATCAAATTAATGAGCGAGGTATTGTGTCCTTTACCTTTTGTAAACATTCATATTTTACCTAACGGTCACGTTTATCCTTGTTGTTCATGGAAAAGAGAACCTTATGGAAATATAAACAGAGAAGATATTGAAAATATTTGGAATAACAATAAATTTAAAAAACTACGAAATATGATGATTGAAAATCAATGGCCTGCTGGATGTGCATCGTGTAAAATAAAAGAGCAAAGTGGTTTTAAAAATATGCGTCTTCTTTCACATGAAGTACATGATAATTTTCTCATAAACGAAACATTACCTACTAAATTTGATGAATGGGATATACGTAATAGTAATTTATGTAATTTAAAATGCCAAACTTGTGATGCATTGTATAGTAGTTTACACAATGAAGGAGTAGAATTAAAAGTACCTAATGATCAACTATATAAGATAATCGACAGAGACGTTAAAACTGTTAAAAAAATATATTTTGCTGGCGGTGAGCCTCTAATTAATGATTTTCATTATTATGTTATAGAGAAATTAATAGAAAATAATAGATCAGATTGTTGGCTTCAATACAGTACTAATTTAACTAAACTAGATTATAGAAAATATAATATAATAGATAAATGGAAATTTTTTGATAAAGTTAATGTTTTTGCTAGTATAGATTCGTTAGGATCTAAAAACGAAACTATTAGAGAAAATAGTAATTGGAATGTATTAGAGAAAAATTTTGCAAAATTAAGTGATGCTGTAAATGAAAAACTAAAATTATGGATTTCAGTCACCGTTAGTAAGTTAAACGTAGCTGATGTCCCTGATATATATTTTTATTTTAAAGAAAAGAATATACCTATTACTTTTCATAACATACTAGTTGGTCCACGTAAATTTAGATTTGATGCAATGAATAATTCTGAAATTGATGTTGCATTAACCAACCTTTCACAGTATATTAGTTGCGATGATAAATTTCTTTCTGATGTGTGTGTAAAGTTAACTGGAGCAATTAATCGGATGGTAGGGAGACCAGAATGAAAAAACTAATACTAATATCAATCCTGGCATTGGGTTTGTCCGCTTGTTATACTAACGGTGAGACAAATGGTGCTGTTGTTGGTGCAGTCGCTGGTGGAATACTGGGAAATGCAGTTGGTAAGACTGCTGGTACTATTGCTGGTGCTGCAGTTGGAGGAATGGTTGGTTCGTCTATTGGCAAACACATGGATGAACACGAAACACAAACTCGAGTGAAAACTGAACCGCTACCACCGCCACCTCCTGGAGCTAGCTACGAATGTAAGGATATTGAAAATGAAGGAGTTCGTTCCTCTTGTGAACGAGGTATAGCAGATCGTAACAAAGCTGCACAACAAGAAGCTGAGACGAGAGCCTACAAATGTGCTAGGCATGGATGGTGTCAGTAAAAAAGTAAATCTTAACAGATTTATAATTATAAATAGACGTGTAATATGTGTATTGCGCGCAAATCATATAAATAAGGAGATTTAAATGAGTATTCCAGTAGAAGCTATGCACGAGGACATTAAAAATGTGTACCTCGGTCAAGCAGAAGCCTTGATAGAAGCCAGTGACGATTACAACCACCCTGTAGCAGGTCGCGACGCAGTTCGTCTTGCTTATGTATTGTGGGAAGAAGCTGGCAATCCAGAGCTTTGGTCTGCTGCTGTAAATAACTATCGCAACGCAGGCTAATTTTTTAACTTGAATAATTATGATTTACGATTATAAAAACGGTCTTATTGATACCAATCATTTTTATTCAATAAACTATAAATTTGATAAGAAAGAACTTATCAGAATTTATCAATCACTGTATCATACAGTTAGGTGGTTTCCCTGGAGGGATTTTCCTCCAGGGTCACCTAGACCTCCTGGATCAAGATGGTCCAAACGAGGATGGTGGTGGGACGAATGTCTTAAATCTAAAACCAATCCTGATCACGAAATTAATAAATTTGAATATCTTGTACATCTAAGAGAATATTTTAAACTTAATCTCGATGATGTATATTTTAATTTTCAATGGTTTCATTTCGATGCAGGTTACAAATTTCCAATACACAGAGATAATATGGGGTGGAAAACTAACGCTCCTCAATGGATCAAAGATAGAGCCCAAGTAGACAATACTGATATGACACCAGAACAATGGTATACCTATGTTGTTGGGGATGGTCCAGAAGTATCAGTTAATGTTGGTCTTGATAATGACAATCAACCAGTTATGTTTACCAAAGATCAATTTGAATTAGTTAAGTCTGATCAAGATGATGGGTATATATACGATGCTGGATTGTTCAATAATGGATGGGGCCATTATGTAACAGATGAAGATCTAAACGATAAAGATAGATTAATTTTTAAAATTACGTTGTATAGATCTAATTTCTGGGATATGAAAGAAAAGTATAAACTATTAGGTTTATAAATACACCATAACCAGTAAGTCTAAGGAAAACCTGGATGGCAGATAAACATTTAGTACTGGCCTTTGGTCGGATGAATCCACCTACGATAGGCCACCATGAAGTTATGAAAAAGTTGAGCGAGGTCGCTAAGAAAACAGGGGGCGACGCTCATCTCGTTGTATCTCATACTCATGATAACAACAAAAACCCTATTCCTCCAGAACATAAAGTAGAGTATGCCAAGAGAATGGCACCTGATAACGTGCATGTTCACGCTTCAAATCGTGATCATCCTACTCTACTTCATCAACTTGCCAGACATCATACCGAACATGGTTATAACCATCTTACAATAGTAGGTGGAAGCGATAGAGAAGAATTTGCTGATCTCGCCAAAAAGTATAATGATGTACCTGGTAGACATGGACACTACAATTTTAAATCTATAAATTTTGAATCTTCTGGTAATAGAGATCCCGACAGTGAAGGTGTTGAAGGGATGTCTGGTACTAAGATGCGTGAGCATGCTAGAAACAACGATGAAGAATCGTTTAAGAAGGGTCTACACAAGTCTCTTCATCCTCTTGCAGGAGAAATAATGCAACATATAAACAATGCAGTAAAGGAGAGTTTTGAAGAGTTCTTAGACGAAGCTCTCTCACTTACCCAGAGACGAAGAAAAGCAATGGTTATGAGAAGGTTTAGACCAAAGCTGAAAAGAATGAAAAGATGGATTTCAATAAAGAAAGCTCCAGAAAAAAATATTCAACAGAGAGCGCGCAAGGCAGCTATCAGAGCTGTAAGAAAAAGAGTAGCTGGTAGAAAGGGCGAACAATATAGTAGTTTGAGTGCTGCAGATAAGTCTTTGATCGATAAAAGAGTTAAACAAAGACAGCATATTGTAGACAGATTAGCTAAGAGATTGCTTCCTACAACCAGAAAAGCTGAGTTAGTTAGGTTAACGAAGATGAGAAGTAAAAAGGAAGAATTTAATTATTTCTTAGAGTCATATTCTAAGATCAATATTATTGAGCTTCTTGCTCGTAAAACCAATCCAACAGTTGCCAATGATACAAAACATCAGTATAAGGACGCTAATCAAAAAGGGCATCACGGAAAGATGTTGGGTAAATCATTGGACTCTTTGAAAATTAAAGCAAAAAAGAATAGTGTAGATGAAGGACTAATTGCTGAGGTTTTCCTAGAAGGAATTCTAGATTTTGATCCAGATAAACCAGGCGATGCTGTTCAACAAGCATTCAATGCTGTCAATGCTTTTATTGCCCATTATAATACTTTAGACGAAGCTGTAAAAAGAGGATATCAACATCCTACTCGTGCTAAGTGGAGACGTTATGTTAAAAGAAAAAGTCCTGCGCTCAGAAGTAAGCAGAGCGTATCTTCTAAAAGCTCTGGAATGTTTAGAAGACGACATGCACAGCACAAACGATCTGCAGCTGCAGGACCAATGGGAACATCTGCATCAGCAACTCCACAGGGAATTACAAAAAGACCTGCAGGGGGAGTATCGAAGGTACATAGAGACCTTGCTAAACATGGAGAAAGTGACTTCAGGAGAATACATGGTAGATCTAAGTCTGCTATGCGACAACGATTAACAAGAGAAGCAAAATCAACCGATGGAGATCTTATGAATAAAGATAATTATCTCCCTGGTTGGGGTACTGATGCTGCCAGAAAGAAAGCCCAAAAGGCTACGCCTGGTCAACCAGTAACTGAGGCTCAGGTATGGGATAAACCAATACCTAAGTCTGAGAGAAAAGGTAAGTTATCTCCCTCACAGAAAGCTCGAGCAAAAGCAAGAGCTAAAGCTGCAGGAAGACCTTATCCTAATATGGTTGACAACATAGCTGTTTCTAAAAAAGAAAATTATGTTCCAGCTGGAGGAACTCCTTCAGTAGGAACTAATATGGCAACTAAGCCTCTTCCATTCAAGGGAAAGAATCTTAAAAACGTAAAAGAACAATTTGATATCTTTTGCGAAGAAGAAAAGCTAGGAAAGATTAGCAGAACACCAGGTGGACCTAAAAAGTTCATGGTTAAGGTCAGAGACAAATCTACAGGTAATGTAAAAACTGTACGATTTGGCGATCCTAATCTTTCTATTAAGAGAGACAATCCAGAACGTAGAAAGTCTTTTAGAGCAAGACACAATTGCGCTGACCCTGGACCAAGAACTAAGGCACGTTATTGGAGCTGTAAGCAGTGGAGAGCATCCACTCCTGTACAGGACTCCTTTGACATGATGTTATCCGCAAATTTTTTCCTGGGTGAGGCAGCTACAGACACATCCAAGCTGACTCACCTAGACCACGTAGAGGATCATGTAATCAACAGCGGTAGAGCTGGTTTTAGACATGCAACAGATACTCTGCGGGATGTGCATAACAAGTTAAAAGGTCAAGATAACGAAACATCTATTACGACCAAATACGATGGTTCCCCATCAGTAGTATGGGGACATCATCCAGAGACTGGGCAATTCTTTGTTGGATCTAAATCAGTATTCAACAAGAACCCCAAGCTCAATTTTACTCATGAAGATATTGAAAGGAACCATGAGAAGTCTCCAGGATTGGTTACTAAACTGAAGACAGCTCTAGATCATTTACCTAAGATAACACCGAAGGGTAAAATCTATCAAGGTGACATTATGCACTCTGGTGTACAGTCAGATAGTAATCCTAATGGTGATGTAGAAGAAAAGGATGGTTCTTATCATTTTAAACCTAACACTATTAGCTATTCTACACCTAAGAATGGTGAACATGGTAAGAAGATAGGTGGATCTAAATTAGGAATAGTTGCTCATACAGAGTACACCGGTGACTCGTTAGACAACATGAAAGCAACATTCAATGCAGATACATCAAGTTTAAAAGACCATAAAGACGTGCATGTAGTACATGCAGGAGTTGCAGATGATACAAATTATCCTGCAAGCGAACAAAGAAATTATGAACATCATATGATGGCAGCTCATGATGAGCATGAAAAAGCTGGTGAAGATTGGCACAGTCCAATCAACAGTCCAGACCATGCTCATACGACTCATTTGAATACTTACATAAACAAGACTGTAAGAGAGAGTTCAAAACCTACGATTCAAGGTTATAAGGATCACGTACAACAACAATATCAGAAAAAAGCTGATGGAGTAAAGACAGATAAGGCTAAACAAGCTCATCTAGCTACAGGTAGTTCTCATTTGGATCACGTAGATGATCATGAGCAACATTTCCAGTCAGCTTTGAATATGCATCATCATTTACAAAAAGCAAAGGATGTTTTAGTAAATGCACTATCCAGCTCAAAGAGCCATTTTGATCATCATATTGCAAATGAAAAAGTAAAGCCAGAAGGATTCGTTGCTTCGAGAAACAATATGCCATCTAAACTTGTTGATAGAGCTGAATTTAGCAGGATGAACTTCCTTAAATATGGACAAGAGGAGAAGTAAATGGCATCTAAACCTAAGGCTAAAAAAGTAGAAGTAGTATTCAATAGACATGATCAAATAGGTCAAGGAAAGAAAACCTCTATAGGAGGTAAACTTTGTATGATTAAAACTTCTTCGATGAACAAAAACAAAAGAAAGTCATGGAAGGCTTATAGAGGACAGGGAAGATAAATGGCACAGTACAGAATAGATACCAATGCCTGGCTAACAGCCAATAGAACAATATTTGAAGGGTTTGTTCTATCAGACAAAGATGGCAACATAATTAACTCATTTGGTGATGCTGCAAATATACCTATTGCTGCAGGACAAGTTGCAGGATATAGTGTTGTTCATAAATTTGGACTTGTGGATGGAACAGCTTCTGGTGCGCTATCTACTGTTTGGTCACCTGCAGATTCAGCAGGTACTTTATTGTATCCGTGGTCGTTTAGTGCAGGTACAATAAGTGCTAACTCTACTAGTGGAGATGATACTTCTGCTGGTGCTGGTACTCAAACGATTACAGTCGAAGGTCTTGATGCTAACTATGCGTTACAATCTGAAACAATAACACTATCTGGAACTACACACACAGGTGAATCAACAAAATCGTTTACAAGAGTGTTCAGAGCATATGCTGCTACTGGAGTAACTAATGTAGGTAAAATTAGTATAAATGTTGGAGGAGCTGCAGGTACAAAAGTAGCAGAAATTCCAGTTGGATATGGACAAACATTAATGTCAATTTACACAGTACCAGCAGGGAAGACAGCTTATCTATCAAACCTCAGAGTTTCTTCTGCTAAACAGCAATCAACCATTATTAGGTTAATGGTTAGACCTTTTGGTGGAGTGTTTAGAGCTCAGTCTACAATTTCATTGTATTCTGGAACTGGTGAGACACAATTTGTTACTCCATTAAAAATAACAGAAAAGTCCGATATAGATGTTAGAACTACTGGTGGTACTAACAACACGTTATCCTGTGACTTTGATATGATATTGGTAGATAATTCATGACTGACTTTAACGAAATTATAAATATACATGAAAAAGCTATAGGTTTACCCCCTCACCTCCATAGATTGTTGAGATTGGGGATGGTAGATAAAGACGAATTAGAAACGGTTAGGAGAGCACTAAAACATCCAATGGCACTTTCCAACCCGTTGCTAAGAGACAAATTAAATGGTATATTGATTAAGTTGGTGAATGCGGTCGAGGATGACCCGTACATTTTTAGAAGACTACGAGACAGAGTTCAGAAAGGCAAGATGTAATGAATAAATTCGGAATTCCACAGAGTGTCCTCGACGCAGTGTCAGGCATTCTTAATAAGAAGCACGAGGAGATCGTGGCTAAGCATGAGCCAAAACAAATCGATGAGACAATGTCGGTTCATGTTAAACCACATGAAAATGGTACACATTATACAGTAACCAAAGTTGGCGCTGCTATGAAGAAGCATGGTGGTGTAAAAGTTGGTGACAAACTTTCCGACACTCACATCGACGACTTGCATGATTCCGATGTACAGGTACATCACGAGGAAGTTCAACAAGTTAATGAGCTCGAGGCTAAAACTCTTGGATCATATGTTAGAAAGGCAACTAATGACGCATTATCAAAGACTGCAGTAGGTCAAAGAGAAAAAGGTCGACAGGACGCTCGTAAAGATCACAGCAGCAAAGGAAGTGACTATCTTGCCAAAGCAGATAAACGTCATAGAGGTGTTGAATTAGCTACTAAAAAGTTAGTAAAAAAAGCTGAAACACAAGAAGGTGCTTTCAGTCGTATGGATGTTCAGAGACAAGAGACAGAAAGACTTGGCCCAGGTAAAGTTAAAGGCGATGGCTTGAAAACATTTGTTAAAAAACCTGCAGAGCCTAAGACAGAAGCTAAAGATCTCGATACAGGTAACGTAGACAAAGCTCTACAACATGACTGTGCATCTCACGTAGTACATAAGGAATGGGGCAATGGACTTTGCATTCCTGGTCAGCATACTCTTGTTGAGACAGAAGAAGGTAAGGGTGTTGTAACTCACTACGACGTACTTTTCGATCATGGTATCGAAGAAGATGTTGCAGTAGAGGATCTTGACATCGTAAAAGAAATGTCTCACGGGCATCCTAAGAAAAAGAAAATGAGTGAGATGTCCTCTAAAGAGAAGATGAAGAAGGGTCTGTACAATTCCAAATTAGATCCAGTCGGTCAAGAAGATGACGACGTTGATAACGATGGCGACGTAGATGATTCTGATGGTTACTTAAAGAATCGTAGAAAGAAAATCTCTGCGAATATAAAAAAAAAAGTAACTGAAGCAGCTGATAACAGACAAGCTCAGTCTACAGGTCAAGCCAGTAACATGGCTAAACACTACTACGATTTAGCAAAGAAGGCTAGCGAGGCAGGTAATACTGCCTCTGCTGCTAAGTTCATGAGACTTGCTAAATCATTCTATCGTAAATCCGAAGGAATGCAAGACAAGAACAAACAAGGCCAACAGCAACAAGTTGGTGAATTGTATTGGTCTGACGAAGAGCTAGCACATCTTTCAGAAAAAAGTGGTTTAGATACAAAGACCCTAGCTAGCTATATGACTAAAGCATCAGATGCTAGAGGTCATAGAAAACTTTCAACTAAAAAAGTAGACAACAGATACGCTGGTGTGAAAAAAGCTTCTGACGAGCTTGATAGGAGAAATACTATGGGTGAAGCATCTGGTCAACGAGTTACTAAGGCTGCCAAAGAAGAGCCAGAACATATTGGTGTTCAGCTTCGCAAGGTAGTCAATATCGGTCCTAACCATGGTGGTGTAGAATTTAGTAATGGTAAGAAGGAGAAAGTGCATCCAAGTACTGCAAGACGTGCTATGGATCGCTACAACAGAGCTAAACCTGCTGAAAGAGAAGAACTCCAAAAGCATATGGCTCATTCGCATGACGCATTAAAGCATGTTGCTTCTGGTGGGTCATTAGATAGTAGCCCAGCTAAGTAACATGGCTAGGAAACCTAAAAAACAAGTAAGGAAAGTTAAAGTTATAAATAACAAAGACAACCTTACTGAAAACGGTAAACTTAAAATTTTAAAATCTTCAGAGTATCTGGAGACAATATCAAAAGGAGAAAACTAATGGCACAATGGGGAAGTCAAGACGCTACCTCTAATGCAGTGCTTTGGGCACCAGCTCAGGTTAAGTTAACAGCTAACTCTGATAACAGGGACAATCTATACGAGAACGTCACCCCATCTGCATTCATTAGTGGCGTTACAACAGGTATGTTTGCTGCTGACGCAACAGAGCTTGGAGTAGGATCTGGTGGTGTTATTCAATTAACAATCACTGATGCTGGTTCTGGATACAATGCAAACGCAACAGTTACCTTATCGGGTGGTGGTGGTTCTTCAGCTACTGCAAACGCAGAAGCTAACACTGCTACAGGTAGAATTATTACTTTAAATATCACTGCAGCTGGTTCTTCATACGAAACCAATCCTACAGTAACAATTGGTGCTCCCGCAGCACAGGCTTTCAATGCTGACTCAGCAGTATCTAATACAGCAGATACGATTACATTAGCTGGTGCAGCGACATGGGCAGTAGGCGACCGTGCAACTTACTTAGTTGCAGCTGGAAATACAGCAATTGGTGGACTTGCAAATAACACAACATATGTAGTATCATTTGCTAACAGTACTGTTATTGCCCTTGCAGCATCTGCTGGTGGAGCAAACATTGATCTTACTGCTGGTTCGTCAGAAACTGGTCACACATTAACCGGTGAGACAGCTACAGGTGTTTCAGTTGTTGGTGGTGCTGATAACAAAGGTATCGCTCACACAGGTTGGATACTTCGTACAGTAGGTTCTGGTGGACGTGCTGGACGTGTCCATAACGAAGTTCTTGTTGCTGGTGGAATCTCTGGCGACAGCGATGATTCTGTATTGCCTGACGCATAAGGATTAAATAATGCCTAAGATCACTGGTCTGGGTGCAGCAAGTGCACCTGCTAATACTGATGTACTCGTGCTTGTGTCAAATACATCTGGCACAGCTAACACCCAGAAAGTGTCTGTAAACACATTCTTTAGCAATATAACAGCTAATGTTGTGATGGCAAATACCACTATAGACAGATTATTCATCAGCAACACCTCGACTCCTAGCAATAGTGGTCCTGGCTTTGCTGATGGTATTCCTGTTGGACAGATCTGGTCTGATGGGGATTATATCTATGTTTCGACTGCAGCTAACACAATAAAGAGGGTAGCGATTAGTACATTCTAATGGACAACATAACTGAGGAAAATTTTCTACTTTATGCAGCAAAATTCTATGATAATCCTCACTGTGATAGCACAGAAGAATTTTATGATGATTTAAAAAAGTTTAAGTACATAAAGAGATTATTGAACAAATATGAAGAGACTGGTGAGCTCAAAGAGAGACTGATAATTAATCATATAATGGTTTTATCAAACGTCTTTACACCACAAGAAGCCACCAAGATGTTAATTATGAAATTGAGTGACCATCTACCTCTTCTCAAACCATTTTTGGTTTTCTTGAATATGCTACCAGATAGAGTTGCAATTGGAAATGTAGTTTACTTAACTTCCGATATTCCAATGGACAAGTTTATCGTAGAAAGGCTAAGGAAGATATGAAATTAAAAAAGGACATCAAAAAGGTACAGAAAGAAGAAGCTCCTACCAATGCAACTGGAGCTGCAGTAGTAGGAACTGGAGATGATCCTGTACATTGGAAAGATAGGAAGAAAAAGAAACCTACTGTCCTAAAGCGCTTCCGACAGTTTTCCTTATAATATCCTGACCAATAGGTTCAAGATAATACAACTCCAAAGCATGGCATGTCTGATCACCAGTTTGAAATTTATGGAATTCGTTTGGTGGAACTGAAGTAAGTTGATTATCTGTCAGTACAGTCATGTCAGTAAGTTCATAGTCATTCTTTTCTACACAGATCTTTAACATACCTTCAATAACATAAAACGCATTCCATTTATGTTCATGCTTATGAAGAGAGCATTGCATGTTAGGCTCTACCCATATCTCATGTAATTCTACTAGTGGTGTAACAATTAGAGGCTTAGTCCAGCCCCAGATCTTTCCCTGAATCATTTTTCAAAATACTCCATGTATCATTAAAACTATTTACTGGATAAGTGACCCCATACCCTCTTTCCATTAACGCATGTTTAAGTGGGTAATCGTTCCCTCCTTCATATACTTTATCTCCAAAAAACTTAACATACATATTGTCAAAATCTTTTAGGATCTGAGATTTGTTCTTTCCCTTTTCTACTATATCTATACCGATATCTCCAGCGACCATGAATTCGAAATGATCGCCATGAAGTTCGGTTAATTGTTTGCTTATTCTTTCTCTTTCCTTGAACATTGTATCATATTTGATATACTCGTTTCTTTGTTCTAAGTTAGAGCCTCTTCCTAGAATAGAAAAATTAATCATACAGTCTCTGTTTTCCATATGATTGCCAGTCCTTACTGGGTATGGACTAAAATCTAGAATTTTGAACATATCTCGATACAACGAATCTAGTTGTGGAGATTTCTCTATAATATATTTGTGGACTAGATTGTCACCCTCCCACACTTCACTTCCATTACAGTTGTAAACTCTCTGACATAGACAATATAAACTATTACCTATTTGTTGAACAGTCTTAGGTTTATCTGAGCCAGTGACAAGGTATACATTATTATTGAAAGCGAAATCTCTAAACCATGAAGCAAATTGTCTGTCTATATAACTACGACTAGGAGTTATAGTACCATCAACATCGAAGATGTAAGCTATATCCTGCTTGCCAGCACTATCTTGCATATATGTTCTAACCTTTCTATATGTTCGAAAGCTCTCCATGGAGTACTATCTACAGCGACAACACCATGACCTTTCATACCAACAATATCATGCTTTAAAGCACCAGTTTTCTCATCTAGGCCTAGGTTCTCGCAAGATTCTTTTGCAAGAGCTTCAGTCAATGGAAGATGAGCATCTACATTAGGACCTACACTTGTGTACCTACCTAGCTCAGGAAAGGATGCAACCAATGTATCTAATCTAATACCAGCATGCATTGCAGCGACAATATACGTCGGATGGAAGTGCATGACAACTCTTATTTGTTGATGTGGTACTCTTGATTGTAGTCTTAAATGCATAGGCAATTCACCAGATGGTTTAAGACCTGAACTGACGTCTGTATACGGTAATACGGTTCCTGTGTATGAGACTTTTTTGAATAAGCTAGGAGCCATCTCTGTTTTTCTAATACCAGATGGAGTAATCCAAAAGTGATTATCATTTGGATATCTTACACTACAATTTCCATCTCTTGCAGTAATCCAGTTTAGATTGTATGCTCTACGCATTGTGTCTGAAATTGTTTCTAACATATTATTTCCAGTTAACCATTTTAAATTTCTCCTCTGGAAGACCAAAAAAATCTGTCTTCCATTTGCTTTGTTCAAAAAATGGTAGAGAATGCCATTCGTCTTTACGAGTTAGGAGTTGCTGTCCAGCCCGAACCCAATCAGTTTCTAAAATTACTTTCTCTACCTGTGATCTAATTGAGTCTACTAATTCAAAATTAGTATCGTCCCATTCGAAATGTAATACTTCAAATACGTTGCCTAGTCTATCGACCCAGTCTATACTGATATCTATACCCCATTTGGGAACTATATTTGCTAACTTAAAACAACAAGGATTATAATATCGACCCCAATCTGTTAGTTGCTTTAATGCATCACCAGTAAATCCCTTCTTCTGAAACAGTAATGCGTGATTTATGATAGGACCATCATTTAAAGGTCTCTCATCTCTAAACCATTCTTTACTGTTAGTGTATTGCCTCGTAGTACCTCCATATGTAACGAATAACCCTTGGTTCTCGTAGTACATTACTTCTAATGGAGTGAGGGAGTACCCATTCTGGTCATATGTATTGCAGTCACGCTTAGAGGGAATATCGATATAAATACTTTTACTTATAAATGGTTCACTATCAAAACAGTGGTCTGTTTTAATAAAATTTATCATAGATGTCTCCGGAGATTATCATGCCTATACTGTTACTATTTATTGTGCTTGCAGGCGTTGGAGGTGGAGGTTATTTTTATTATACCGACACACAAGCAAAACTTACTGCATATGCTGAAGCTCTTGCACAAGCAGAGTCAGCAAATAAAACGATGAATGATACCATTAATCAGCTTAGTGCTGATAACGAAAGAAATAATAAATTAAATAAAGAGCTATCTGCAAATCTTCAGAAAGCAGAAGCTGGACTAGACAAATTGAGATCTAAATTTGCCAATCTAAACTTAACCAAAGAAGCAATTGAAGATCCAAATAAATTAGAGGAAAGGATTGATCGTGCAGTTACAAGACTCATTGAAAAGGTTAAAGATGAAACCACAAATATTCCTGCTAATATTAGCGGGGATGTTGCTAAGTAGCTGTGGTGGCACGCTTCCTAAAGTCATTACAGAGAAAAGTTACGTAAAGCAGAATATTCCTATTCAGGAACATCCTAAACCTGTGATGTTTCCTCCAGTAGATTGGTATGTTGTATCCCCAAAGAATCAAGAGGAGTTCATGATTCGTATCGAGAAGGATACAGGAACTCCCACATACATGGCTATTAGTCCTCAAGGATATGAAAATCTAGCTGTTGGTGTAGCTGACATGAGAAGGTACATACTTCAACAAAAACAAATCATAAAGTATTATGAAAACGCTATAGATCCCCCTAAAGAGGGTGAGAAGGTTGAAGAAAAGAAAGAGGAAGTTAAGAAACAATAAATACTCTTGACTTATCACAAAACTTAGAGTAAATTAATGGATAAAGACGAATTCAACATACAATGCCTGCAAAGGCTTGATACTGCTATTGACAAGTTAACAACTGTAAGTAATGAGATTAAACAAGTATTAATTGTGCATGAAACTAAACTTGAGCAACAAGACAGATTCAATCAGCAGTATCGAGATGATGTTAATAACCTTCACAGAAGGATTGGAGAGCTCAGAGACGAAATGGTCAAGAGGCTATCCGATCTGGAAAAGTGGAGATGGATTATGATAGGTGGCGCCATAGTAGTTGGCTCTGTGATTGGTAATAGTAAACTTATGACAATTTTTATGGGATAGGAGTTGATATGGCTGAAATTAGTCAAGATCTAGGAACTCAAGGTAACCACAAACCAGAATGGCTTTTTGAGGAATTTTGTGACATTGATGTAGAAAGAATGTCAAGAGAGTTCAAATATATGTATGAGGAGTTGCCATGGCTCAATTGGGTTGATAGTGATGACTCAGACAGCGAAGTAGCTTTGGCATGGAAAGAAACTACATTAATGAGGGATGGACAGAAAAGATATCCTGGTGCAACAAGAGGTAAGAGAGCCAGGTTGAGAGAAGCTCCGTGGGAACTTATTAAGGATAGTTATTTCCAAGAATTAAAACAACAATATAGGCTGATTGGTGGCACGTATACTATGATGGACCCCAGAAGCTCATATGGTTGGCACACTGACAAATGTATTGGGTTTCAGATACCAGTTATAAACAATGATGATTGCGCATTTGTTTTTTGTCTCGATGGAGGAAGATCATATACTTTCTTTCCAAAGCCTGGTAAAGCATATCTTGTAAACAATATGATTAAACATACCTTCATTAATGGAGGAGATACAGATAGATATTATTGTTTGCAGGTTATTAACCCAAAAAATCTATTAGACAAAGATTATAGGTGGTATACAAAACACTCTGGGTTTGAATATAGAGATTTTGTGTTGTCCAGGGATTATGTCTAAGGTATAAACTATAATACTTTGACTTTTTTGGTATGTTATGATCTTTATCGACAACAAATATGCACTATTGCTATCTAATCGTTTTCGGAATTTCAAGACGAAGAATTCCGTGTATAACTTCTCTTGTCCTTACTGTGGTGACAGTAACAGGAATAAGTTCAAGGCTAGGGGCTACCTTATAGAGAAGCAAGGCAAACTGATGTTTTACTGCCACAACTGCAGTATTAGCAAAGGCTTCGATGGGTTTCTATACGACCAAGATCAGAATTTGTATAGACAATATAAATTAGAAAAATTAGCAGATTCTGGTCAAACTTCATATGTAGAAGAGATAAGTAAAGATACGCCTAAAATTACTACGCAAGCATTTCCAGGATATAGGAGAGCTGGTAGTCCTCTTAGGAAGTTGAAATCAGTTTCGCAATTGGCTCATGACCATCCGGTCAAGCAGTATATACTTGATAGGTCTATTCCTAACGAGTATCATTACAAGCTGTTCTATTGTCCTAAGTTTTATGCTTGGACAAATTTATTATTGCCAGGTAAGTTCGAAAAGGTAGAGAAAGATGAACCAAGACTTATTATTCCATTCGTCGATCATAAACAGAACTTCTTTGGCTACCAAGGTAGAGCACTATCAAGCAAAAGCAATCTTAGATACATTACAATTATGCTCGATGAGCGTAAACCAAAGATATATGGGTTAGATACAATAGATGATAGCAAAACTGTCTATGTTGTGGAAGGTCCTATTGATAGTATGTTTGTGGGTAATTGTGTCGCAATGGCTGGTTCCGACACCAATCTTGATTTCGACGACGTGGTGATGGTATATGATAATGAACCAAGGAATGCAGAGATTATTAAAAAGATTGAGAAGAGTATTGATATGGGTAGAAAGGTCGTTGTCTGGCCTTCGAAAATACACGAGAAAGACATTAACGATATGATCATGACAGGAATGTCAAGAGCAGACCTAAAGTTAATTATTGATCAAAACACACACAAAGGACTCAGTGCTAAGATGGCATTGAGTGTATGGAGGAAAGTATGACGTTAGTAAGTACTTTTTGGGGTGACGACGACAGAAGAGCTGAAGTACATAAGAACAAGCTAGGTTTCTTTGTTAATATGTTTATAAAAGATGTGTTTCATGAAACTAGACCTCTGTACGATCATTCAGAAAGCTATGCAGAAGATTGTGCTGAAAATTTTGTAATGAAATGGGGAGAATGGTACCACGATGCAAAGAGTTAAGTTAATTAGCAGCAGTAAAGCACCAGATCATCATTATCTGATATCAGGTATTAAGCTAACCACGCTACAAGATCAAGTAGCGTATTGTGCTCGTGTATCTAATCCATCCAACCAAGCTAACTCTGAAACTTCAGAGAAACTTATACGATACCTTGCAAAACATAAGCATTGGTCACCATTCGAAATGGTCTCAATATGTCTTGAAATTGAAACTACAAGAGACATTGCTAGACAAATTCTTAGACATCGTTCATTTTCTTTTCAAGAGTTTAGTCAAAGGTATGCAGATCCGACTAAGGATATGGAATATGAAATTCGTGAAGCTCGTCTACAAGATACTAAAAACAGACAGAATAGTATTGAAAATGAAGATATGGAACTAGAAGATCAGTGGACTAGTAAACAATTTGCTGTATTAGAAACAGCTAAATTTGCATACGACTGGGCGATTGAACATGGTATTGCAAAGGAACAAGCCAGAGCTGTATTGCCAGAAGGTATTACTAAATCAGTATTATACATGAATGGAACCTTGCGTTCTTGGATGCACTATATACAATTACGATCAGCAAATGGAACACAAAAAGAGCATAGGGAAATTGCCCTTATGTGCGCAAAAGCTATTGAACCAGAGTTTCCAATGATTATGGAATATGTTACTGATGAGTGAATTTATAGTAACAGTAAAAGATTTTTTAAGTGAAGAATTATGCAAAGATCTAGTTGATCTATTTGAAAATAACAAAGATAATCATGAACGATATGAAGATAAACCGAGGTTTACTCAACTAGTTATACCACAAGGAGATTTACATAAACAAGTAATTGACCAAACTATTCAAGCGGTAGAATTATATGCTGAAAAAGTATCATTATTTAGAGATGTATTAAATAATTGTTCTGGTGTAGAGAATCCACGAATCAAAAAATATGATGCGGAACAAGGTGATTGGTTCGAAAAGCATGTAGATGTTAATAGTCATTCATCAGCGATTCGAGCGCTTGGAATATTTTGGTATCTCAATGAGCCAGATGGCGGAAGTACCAGATTTAAACATAATAGATTTGATGAAGTTATACAAGCAACAACAGGTAAGTGTGTAATGTTTCCACCTATGTGGATGTTCCCTCACGAAGGGACCAAATTGTTTAAGGGAACCAAATACTTACTATCCACATATATGCATTACAAGAACGAGTAGGAGACATTAATGGAAGCACACGGAATTACTATAGATCCTAACAGAGACAGTTTATTTGATCAGCTGGGTATCAAACGATTAAAAGAATCGTACATGATGGATGGCGAGACCAGTCCACAAGAGCGATTTGCGTATGTCTCTAAGGCATTTGGTAGTAATCCCGATCATGCACAAAGGTTGTATGAGTATAGCTCTAAACATTGGTTGAGCTATTCGACTCCTGTTCTTTCATATGGACGGTCTAAGCGTGGTCTTCCTATCTCTTGTTATTTAAATTATATAAATGATACAGCTGAAGGTCTAGTTGAGAACCTATCAGAAACAAATTGGTTATCTATGATGGGAGGTGGTGTTGGTATCGGTTTTGGTATTCGCTCTGCTGATGACAAGTCTACTGGGGTTATGCCTCATCTTAAAATGTATGATGCCAGCTCTTTGGCTTATCGTCAAGGTCGTACTCGTAGGGGCAGTTATGCTGCATATCTTAATATTGATCATCCTGATATACTTCTATTTCTCGAAATGCGAAAGCCAACAGGTGACCAAAACTTCCGCTGTCTTAACATGCACCACGGGATCAATATAACCGACGACTTTATGAGAATCATTGAAAGCTGCATGACAGATCCTAATGCAGTAGACTCATGGGAATTAAAAGATCCACACACAGGCGAAGTTAGAGAAACTGTGTCCGCTATTGATCTATGGCAACGTATTATAGAGATGAGGATGCAAACGGGTGAACCCTATCTACACTTCATTGATACGTCAAATAAACACCTACCACAGTGGTTAAAGGATCAAGGATTAACAGTAAATCAATCTAACTTATGTTCGGAAATTATTCTACCAACAAACGGAGACAGAACAGCTGTTTGTTGCTTATCAAGTTTGAATCTCGAGTACTATGATGAGTGGTCACAAGATCCTCAGTTCTTACATGATGTACTAGAGATGTTAGATAATGTACTACAGACATTTATTAATCACGCACCAGATGCAATTTCACGTGCCCGATATAGTGCCATGAGAGAAAGATCTGTTGGAGTTGGTGCGCTAGGTTTCCATGCATACCTACAAAAAAGGAACCTGCCATGGGAATCAGCTATTGCGAAGTCACGCAATAAAATCATCTTTAAACATATTAGGGAAGGTTTGGACAATGCAAACCGAGAGCTGGCTAAGGTACGTGGGGAAGCTCCTGACGCACAAGGGTATGGAGTGCGTTGTAGTCATGTTATCGCTGTTGCTCCTAATGCGTCATCGTCTATCATCATGGGCAATACGAGTCCTTCGATTGAACCATGGAGAGCGAACGCATACAGGCAAGACACGATCAGCGGGTCGTACCTCAACAAAAATAAATTTTTAGATATTCTATTGAAGAAAAAATGTGATGAAGATCCAAGTTTAGATTATGATAAGATATGGTCTACGATCATAGCTAATGATGGATCAGTACAACATCTGAAATGTCTTAATGATTATGAGAAGGATGTCTATAAAACAGCTATGGAGATAGATCAACGTTGGGTGATTGAACATGCTTCAGATCGACAAGAATATATAGATCAGGCACAATCACTCAACGTTTTCTTTCGTCCAAATGCCAATATAAAGTATTTGCATGCCATTCACTTCATGGCGTGGAAACAAGGCTTGAAGACAATGTATTATTGTAGAAGCGAGAAGATCGGAAAGGCTGATAAGGTATCGAAACAAATTGAACGAGAAATTATTAAGCAATTAGATATGGTTCAAATTGCGCAAGGTGAGGAGTGTTTGGCATGCGAAGGATAATATCACGGAGGCAGTATGTCACATTTCGAAAGAGCACACGAGATGGCTCAGCTTGCACAAGCAGCATATCTCGATCAAGAAGCAAAGACTGTCTTTGCTAAGTTTGGATATAACAATCACAAATTTTTTGAAGACGATGGAGCTCAATGTCATATAGGATGGAATCAGAACACTGTGGTCATAGCATTTAGAGGAACAGAACCCAAAGAGATCTCTGATCTTGCAGCTGATCTTAATGCATTTCCAAGACCATCTGTAATTGGTGGATTGGTTCACATGGGGTTCCAGAGAGAGTTAGAGAAGTTGTGGGATGAGATTACAGATTGGATGAGAAATCTGTACGACCCATCTAAACATGACTTATTCATTTGTGGTCACTCGTTAGGGGGAGCAATGGCTACTATATGTGCAGCTAGACTAAAACAATCTGTAGATGGATTGTATACGTTTGGTTCACCTAGAGTAGGGACAAGAAAATTCCTTAATAATTGTGGTGAAGTAAAACATTATAGGTTTGTAAACAACAATGATGTAGTACCAACAGTACCACCTTCGTTCTTATTCTACAAACATCATGGTGAACTATGTTATATCAATGCCAGAGGTCAGTACAGAAAGATGACTACATGGCAGAGAATAAAAGATAAGTGGAGAGGAAGAGTAGCCTCTTGGAAAAAGTTTAAATTATTTGATGGTTTTGGCGATCATTCAATGGTCAACTATGTCAATGGTACCAAAATAGATGATAGGAACTATTGATATGTGGGAAATGATCGACAGAATGTTCGGAGACACATTGTGGATCTGGACAGCTATATTAGGTTCTTTGGTAGGTGCTGCGTTCTTGGCATACTTCAAAGATACCAAAGCGGGTCTATGGGCTTATGCACAATTGGATAAGTTCTTAGACACTCTGGTTGCTAAATTCGGATGGACTTGGCTCGAGCAACCAGAAGATTCTTGGAGAAAGAAGTATCCAAAAATCACCAAAAAAATTGACGAGCTTGAGTCCAGAATCAAGGAGTTAGAAAAAAATGTCTAAGCGTAACAAAATCATTGCAGCTATAATTGTGATTGTAGCAGTAGGTTTGTATCTCGGAAGAGGTGCAATTCTAGGCACTCTTACAGTTGAAGCTCCAACACTGGAGAACAATGATGGATCTGCATCATCTGCTGCAACACCAACCGCTCCAGCACCAGCTGCCCCAGCAGCTCCTGCTCCTGCTCCAGTAGCTCCTGTAGCTGCTCCCGCACCAGCTGCCCCAGCAGCTCCTGCTACAGCTGAGGAAAAGAAATGAGCTGGTTAAAAGATCGTGTAAAAGAACGTACGTCCTGGGACGGAATTGCGTTGATCGCAGCTGGAGGAGCGTTTATTATTCTAGGCCCTCTAGCTAAATTCGTAGCCTATGGTGCCATCGTGTATGGTGCATGGACACTCTGGAAAAAGGAAAAGTAATGAGTAAATTGAAGCTACAAGACTCTCGAGATTATTTTAAACCGTTTCATTACCCTTGGGCATATGACGCGTGGCTGAAGCATGAGCAGTCTCACTGGCTTCATACAGAAGTACCGATGCTGGAAGATGTTAAGGATTGGAAGACTCGACTGACAACAGAAGAGAAATACTTTCTTACAAACATCTTCCGGTTCTTTACACAATCGGATATTGACGTGGCAGGTGGGTATGTTAAAAACTACCTGCCACAATTTCCTCAACCAGAAGTACGTATGATGCTTACTGGTTTCGCTGCTCGTGAAGCTCTTCACATTGCAGCATACTCACATCTTATTGAGTCACTAGGTATGCCTGACTCAACATATAACGAATTCTTAGAGTACGATGCTATGAGAGAAAAGCATGAGTACTTCCTTAATAAAGTAGACAACGGAGCTCCTCTACCAGTTAAGATGGCAGCTATTAGTGCATTTACTGAAGGACTTGCGTTGTTCTCTTCATTCATTATGCTACTGAACTTCCCTCGTCATGGTAAGATGAAGGGTATGGGACAGATAGTAACTTGGTCTATTGTAGATGAGACTCAGCATGCTGAAGGGATCATCAAGCTATTCAGAACATATGTTGAAGAGAATCTAGAGATATGGAACGATGAGACAAAGTCAGAGATTTATACTATCGCAGAGAAGATGGTAGAGCTAGAAGATAAGTTTGTAGACCTAGCATTTAAGATGGGTAAAGTAGAAGGTTTGCGTGATTATGAGGTCAAAGAGTATATTAGATATATAGCAGATAGACGGTTAATAAGTTTGGGTATGAGGGGAATCTTTAAGGTCAAGAAGAACCCATTACCATGGGTTGAAGAAATGATCAATGCTCCTACGCACACTAACTTTTTTGAGAACCGTGCAACCGATTACGCAAAAGGAGCTCTCACAGGTGACTGGTCAGACGTCTGGGCTTAACAATCTTCATAAGTATATTAAATATGATAGAGATAGTCTTATTCAAGATTATAAACTAGCCAAAAGACTATACAAACCGTCTACTGATGAAAAACAAATTCCAGCTATAGTAGGAATGTATGGTTGGAATCTTTTTAATGACTTTACAAAGAAGTATAATCTAGAAAAATATTGTGAGGATGGTAACAGATTACCTATATATCGGAGATTTGATAAAGATGATCAAACACCAGACCAATCGGATTCTACTTGGGTAGGTATTGTAGTTGAAGGACATCAAGGATCTGATAGAGTTCTGTTGAAACAATATTATGATATTCCATATGAAAAAGCAAAAAGTATTATACTAGGAGGTTAAATGGACGAAGAAGAAGGTTACGTATGCACCAAGTGTGATGCAGAATTTGATATTACTACATTTGAGTATCCCAGTAAAGGAAACGATGAAGTATGGTTTTGTCCTTTTTGTGGCTCAGAATTAGAGGATGAAGACGATGATGAAGATGACTACGATGATGACTGGGAAAACAAATACGATTAATTTTGCTGGTATAGATTACAGTACAACTAGTCCTTCGATCTGTATAAAGGTTGAAGACAATTATGACGTTCACTTCCTAACACAAAAAAAGACTCTTGCAGAAGAATATTGGCACGAGCCATTCTTGTTCTTCGGTAGATATCTTCCAGAACTATATGGTATTCAGAGATATAATTATATCTGTAGATGGGCTATGGACATAATTAAAAGTTATGATGTCGAGTGTGTATTCATGGAAGACTATGCGTTCGGAGCTCAAGGTAGAGTTTTTCATATTGGAGAAAACACAGGCATTCTTAAACAATCTCTGTACCGAAGAGACATACCTTACTACACAATTCCGCCTACAGTAATTAAAAAGTATGCTACTGGCAAAGGTAATGCTAATAAGAAAAAGATGCTTGACCATTTTTTGACTTATACTGGAGTAGATGTTCAACAGGTGATGAGCTACACTGGTGACAATCCTATTAGTGATATTGTAGATAGTTTCTATATATTAGAGTGGGGTTTAAATAATCTTGACGAAGTGGATTGTCCTATCATACAGGAGAGATTTAATGATAAAGAATATATTACTGCTTGATGAGTTTATAGAATATGATATATCTGAATTAAGATTGCAATGCAAACAAATAACAGAAAATAATGAAGGTGTACAATTGTGGTCTAAGTATGGTGGTACAGTTAGATATGATTTAGCTGGACATCCGTATGGTCCTTGTCAAGATTTGTTCAAAAGATTAGATCTTAAATATGGATTGCCAGAGCAGCACAGGTTGCCTGCTATTCATGTATTTCCTGGTGAAAGTAAACTTCCTATTCACAGAGATCCTGACTCTCATGCATGGATTGCTGTAGTAATAGAGGGAGATCAGTCTATAGGTTTTTATAATGAAGAAAAGCAATTATTGGAATCAGTAAAATACAAAATAGCATTAACTAATTCTAAAATGCCACATCAAGCTATTGGAGACGGTAGAGAAAGAATTCTACTTCGTAAAGCATATCTTGAGACTCCTTACGAAACATTAGTCCAATGTTTTAACTGAGTACGCTCTCCTCTAAAGTCAATCATACCTAATACAGATTTAACAAAAAGATTAAGTTTTCTCTCATTATTATTAGCTTTATGCCATATGATTCTACTTTTAGTGAACTCAGTAGAACCTTCAATCACATCTTGATTTGTGTGGTACTCAATTGGTATGTTAAGTTTAGATACATACGAAGCCTTCTCAATATCTTTAAACAATTTAATGTAATCATAATTTAATTTAATAGTTCTTCCTTGTGTAGGATTATAATCAAGATCGAGCATAATGTTCTTTTGATATTCTACTAGATCGTCATCTCCAACGAACTGGTTTACTAATCTATAGAATTCTTCCTTGTTGTTAAGGAGATATAGAAACAACACATCTTCTGGCTCAACTCTGACCATCTTATCGTCAAAGATAAATCGAACATGAGTTTTACCATCTCCATGATCTAACAATTCTCTTAGATAATTCGAATATTGATCATTGAAGTGTTTACCTAAAGATTCAGAAATGTAGTCAATCAATCCTCTATAGAAGACGTTATAAGGTACACCCTCTATAAATCGCTTATACATAGCAATTTGACGTACCAAAGCAAAGTTATGTAATGCTTGGAGCCATCTAGTTTCTACGTTCATCGTCACCCAATCATCTTCTGAAAACGTAGAGGTAGATACAATAATATCAGAAACTCTATCAATTAATTCATTGGGATCTGTAAGTAGTCTGGACTGATCGTATATTACTTTTTTAGTCTTTATTTGCCATAATTGTTTGTACGATGGTTCAGATGCTGGAGCATTAGGAAGTAGATTATACCAGTACACTTTTAGCTCACTGTGGAATCCCCATTCAAATGTTTCACAGAGTGAATCAAACCACTTGTCTGGTGTATCACCAGGCATGCCTAATATCATTTGAGTGTTAACTGGTATGTTCTTTTCTTTTAGTCTTTGTCCGACTATTTTATTGTAGGTCGATTTGATGTTACCTCTTTTATTAACTTTAAGAACCTCTGGATCAGTATGTTGAACTCCTACATTGTATGAGTCTATTAATTTACCATCCCACAACTTCTCTGCTATCTGTATATTTCTCTGCCATGTGTTCTTGGATACACTATAGAAGAATGCTTTTGGATATCCTGATCTCTGTTTTGCTTTGACAAGATGATCAGAGATATCAAGATCTCTATCTGTAATTCCAAAATTAGCATCAGCATGAAACCAGAATGAAGGT